CCGCATCACGTCCACCGGACAGCTAAGCCACATTGGCGGCGGCACCAGTGGCTCCCCTGCTGTTGCTTTTAACGGTAGCGCACCATCTAACAGCCTGGTTATTGACTCGACAGGCAAGGTGGGTGTGGGGACTGGCAGTCCTGGTGCAACCGTAGATGTTAGCGCAAGCACAGGATCACTCAGAGTAGCCTCATCTACTGGAACGAACTATGCACTTGTAGCTTCTCAAAATGGCACTGGTTCTTGTCGTTTAGGGGTTGAATCAAGCACGGGTTCAAGTCTTTTGATAGGTGCTTCTGCTTATTCATCTATTCTTTGCTCTAGCTCAAGCCACTCTCTGCATTTAGGCACTAATACAACAACTGCTTTAACTATTGATCAGTCACAGCGTGTAGGGATTGGCACGACGAGTCCTGGGTATTTACTTGATTGCAAAGGTACTGGCGCAACTAATGTCGCTCGTTTCCTAACTGGAAGCACCAGCAGCAGTGAAGTCGCTCAATTTGGGCGCATTGATCAAGCCGTCAATCTTTCTATTGATTATGACGGTACTGGTGCAATGGGCATTGGCACCACGACAGCGCATCCGCTTTTGTTAAAAACAGGTGCGACTGAAAAAGTCCGCATCGACAGCTCGGGCAACGTGGGGATTAAGGCATCAGATCCATTAGCCCAGTTACATATTGCGAACACAAGCGGAACTAATGGTTTTTATCTTTCCCGTGCTGCTGGATCAGCTATTGGAGATCAAGTAAGCATTCATATGCTAGCTGATGCTTCAAAAGCGCGTGTTTATGGCTACGGAGACGCTCTAACTTTCTGGACTGCTGCGACAGGTGCAACAGCTTCCGAGAGGATGAGGATTACCAATGATGGTTTTCTTCGCGCTACTACTACGGGAAACTATGCGTCCGCAATTGGATACAACTTTGCTTGGGACACTATTTCCCGTTTTCTGATTCAGCACACTAGCACAACGGCAGGAAATAATTTCGGTCTGCAAATAAATTACGCAGCTACTCCAAACACTACTCAAAACGAGTTTCTATATTGCAACGATTCCACTGCTACTAGATTTATTGTTCGTTCTAACGGTGGTTTGGCTAACTACCAATCAAACGATGTCAACCTTTGCGACGAGCGTGAAAAGAAAAACATCGAAGCGCTTGATAGCACTTGGAGCTGCCTGAAGCATTGGGATCTTAAAAAGTTCCACTACAACGAAGACGCTGACACAGACGACAAACGCTACGGCGTTATTGCTCAGCAAGTTGCTCCGCATTGCCCTGAAGTAATTACTGATTGGGTTAAGCAAAATGCTGCGGATGCAGTTCTTGACGATGACGGCAACGTCGTTACTCCTGCTGTTGAAGAGATCGTCCGCATGGGCGTCAAAGAACAACAGATGATGTGGATGGCAATCAAGGCGCTGCAAGAGGCGCAAACCCGCATCGAAACTTTGGAAGCCGAAGTAGCAGCACTCAAGGGCGCGTAGTCCTACTCTCTAATCACTCATGCGGGCAACCGGCCATTCCCAACAGGTTGCAGATCTACTAACCTTCAACAGACCTGGCTAATCCAATGCCTGAAGCTACTCCGACCACAGTGTTTACCTGGGGCATCAACACCCTGGAGCGACGCACTGAGAATGGCGAAATTTTCATCTGCCATTACACCGTCAACGCCAACGACGGCACCTATTCCAGTGGCGCGTATGGCTCCGTTGGACTTGATGCTGCTGACCCTGACAGCATGATTCCGTATGCCGACGTGACGCAAGAGCAGTGCATTTCTTGGGTCAAGGAGAAACTCGGCGGCGACGAAAAAGTTGCTGAGATTCAGAACGCGCTCCAGGCTCAAATTGATGAGCAGCGTGCGCCGACCAAAGCTAACGGCGTGCCCTGGTAATGGTTGTCAGGTCAAAAACGGCACTGGGGCGGGTTGAACACCGCCCTGGAAAACCGAAGAAAACCCGTCAAGGCAACGGGCAACACTCAAAACCCAGCCACGGTAGGAAGAAGTATCGCGGCCAGGGCAAATAAGTGGATCAACATACCCGCGACAACTGGCACAAGATCAAACAAGTGCTGGAAGACGCGGGTAAAACAGATTCATTTTTCTATCGTCGGGCGGTGGCTATTTGCCGTGGTGGACGGGATCCATTTGAGGATCCAGTTGATCAACCGCCCACATAGACGACACCAGTAAACTTTCGGAGATGTTGTGTTACGACACTCCAAATGTTTAAAGCTGCTTTTGCTGCTGTTGCCTGTGCCGCCATGGGTGCTGCAATCGCCCCTGCTGAAGCTCAGGCTGAAACCAAGTTTTATGTGAACCCCGAGTACAACCAAGGCTTCTCTGGTGCGACCAGCCTGGGCGGCACCCTGAACATCGATCTGGGTGTTGAGTCCGGTCCTTTCTACATCCAGGCTGGTCCTGCTCTCGCTACCGGCACTGGCGTTGCTGACTGGGGCGTGGCTGGTAAGACCGGCGTGAGCGGCAAGGTCTCTGACCACATGAACCTGTACGCAGAAGTTTCGGCTTCCAAATTCGAAGGTTCCGATGTTTCGTATGGTCTGAAGGTGGGTTCCAAGTACACCTTTTGACGCCATACTGGCTGCACACCAACCCCAGGGGTCGCTTCGGCGGCCCTTTTTTGTTCAGTGGTGGGAGCAAGCTCTAGTAACGCGCAACTATGCGGGCGCGTTTTGGCGGACTGTTGTGCTCGGTTGCATGAAACCCGCCAACTGGCAATACTGCTGGCCACCTGACTGGCTGGTGCCCTATGTGCAGGATGCCATCGACTTCTTTACAGTCGAACCATACGCCAACGAGAAGGCAATCCTCAATGCGAAGGATCATTGACCTGATGGCCGTCACCGGCTTTTTACTCAGCGGCTCCATGACCGCAGCGCTGGTGATCAGCTACCTGCAGTTCGACAAGGTTATGGACGAAAGCATGGAGCGTATCTCCGGCCAAGTCACTGAGAAGATTGAAGAGGAAATCAAGGGCAAGCTGAATGGAGCCGCTACCCCTTCCCTCTTTTAATTTGCCGAAACCGCTTGATCTGCCGCGAATGCAAATTGCGGTGCCGGTGTTTCCTGCGCCATCGCACCCGTTGTTGATTCCGCCAAAAGTCGAACCGAAGCCGCCGCCGGAACCTCCGAAAGCGGAAGACCCAGCTGCTCGCGAAGCGGTAAAAGGGCTTCAAAAGCAGATCGAGCAACTGAACAACAACATCAACGCACAACAGAAAACAATAGACAACCTGCTAAATCCGCCCGAGATCGAGCAGGTAAAAGAGCAGACCACGACGGTCACTGTGCCTGGGACTCCGCTGGAATTTGCACTGCCAAGCGCTGAAGTTTTGACCGTTGCGACGGTGACGGCTGGTGCAGCTGCGATGGCATCTGTTGGAGCGACGCTTGCCGCTCAGCAGCTAGTCAAACCGCTAAAAACTGTGTTCCAGATTGGAATCAAGCGTGTTCTCAATCATCACCACGACGACTAATTGGCAGCGAATCCCGGTACACGTCGATCGAGACAACATCCGAGCACATGTAAGCAAGCTCTGCTTTGGGGTGGATCATGAACCCTTTGCCGTACAGCTCGGCGCACTTCAGTGCCCGGACTAGGTGGTAGTCAAGCTTGTCTTTTTGCAGCTGGTGCTCTTCCGCTTCAAGCCGCTTGCGGGCTAGTTCCTTACACATCTCGGTGATGGAGCCGTCTAGCGGGATGTTGATGCTGAGCTGTGCCCCGGTGTTCTGCATCCGGCTGTAGTCATCGCCCGGCATCGGATCCGAGTGCCCCTCTAGATAGAAGGGCGTCATGACCAGCGTTGCCCCATTGCAACTGTGACCAGCACCAAAGTGCTGCCTGCTTGGGGCGCCGTTGTTATTGAATTGGACGCTCTGGTTGGTGTTGTTGCTGGTAGCTGCAGCACGCGGCGCTGAGTTGTTAGTTGTCTCAGCCGCCGCAGGTGCCGCCAGCGTTATTGCGAGAACACACTGAGCGAGGTGGTGGTGGAATCGGTTTCGATGGTGCGGTCGATGTCGATTTGCTCGATCAAAGTGTTGGCCGCCCTGGTAGTGATCTCCAAGCTGAACGGATCGCCGGCGGTGTGAACGTCCCATGTAGTCGAGGTGTTGGTGATGTCTGCGGCGCTTGGGGTGACGTTTTCGCCGGTATAGGTTGCCAGCTCAGACCCGTAAATCTGGTGCTGGATTGTTTCAGTAACAGTTTGGGTTGTAGTAGTCGTGCTCTGCATGGAGCCGGACGACCAAGTAGGCGTCACAGTTTGCGCTGCGACAGGGGCCGCGGCAAAGATGGCGGCGAGAGCGAGAAGCCGTTTCATTTTTGGGCGTCTTTGTCCTGCACTTTAGGTTCTTCTTTTTTCTTGCGGTTGCTACCTACAGCTAATCCAAAGCTGGCGGCTGTTCCCGAAAGAATTGATGCTGGGTAGGTGGGATCAAGTGATTGCTTAAAAACCCCCAAATAATTCGCAGTTAAAATTGCCATGGACCACCCAAGCAGCGTGATCTTCACTACATCGCCTAATCGCGAATGTGATTCGTGGTCTTGTTTGTCTTCTGCGGCCATGATGTCGTCGTTAGGGTGCGGCCAATGATGGAGATTTTGGCAGCCGTGACTGGTGCCTCAATAACGGTAGCGGCAGTGGGACTCGGGAACTATGGCCGCCGAGCTACTGAAAGCAGAGACGCTGTTATACGACTGACCGCTGCTGTTGAAAACGTGGCCACCCGCCTCAATATTTTGCACACCGACATGAAGAGTCGTGACGCTGAAGTATTTAGTCGTTTACGTGATCTTGAGGCTGCTGTGGCACGGCTGGAAGGTCCTAAAAATTCGCACTAGAGTTGGAGTATCAGCTGACAAATGATGATCGCACTTGTCCGTCCCGTCCTGTTTCGCTTTCTGCAGTCCAATGCAGTCAAGAAGTTGGTGATTGATCTACTGCGTGCACTGGCAACAAAAACTGATAACACCGTTGATGACCGCATGGTCGACTTCATCGAGGCCAACCTTTTTACGGCACAAAAGCCAGTAGCCGATGCTTGATTGGCTTGCTACTGCCATGGTCAGACTTGATTCGTTTTTCAAGTACTTCACCGGCAATAGCCACCAACTAGCTGCTATTCAGCAGTTGCAGGAGGAGCTGCCCCCACACCTTTTAGATCACAAGGCAACGTGGGTGGAACTGTGGAAGGCAGGAGGCAAATACACCTACCTGCCTACTCCTTACTATCACCAGCTTGATCTCATCGACGGGATCGACAAGTGCGTTACCGCAGCCGTTGCAATGGTTGCTGGGCACTATGTGCTTGTCACATCAGGGCAGGAATACGACAAGGTCCGCAGTCGCTTTGGCCCATCGCAAGAGTTGTGGGTGCATGTCAGAGCGCTTGAAAGCCTTGGCATCAAATCGGAGTTCATCCAAGACGGCACGGCTGATTTGATTGAGGCCGAAATTGACGCCGGTCGCCCTGTCGCTGTTGGTTGGTTGCACAAAGGTGATATCAGCACTGGCAGTCCTGCCGAAGGATTTGGCCATTGGTCTGTGATTGTCGGCTACACAGAGCAGTACTTCATCGTTAATGATCCACGCGGTCGCTACAACATGAAGACGGGCAAGCTAGAAAGCGAAAGCGGCTTCAACGTCAAATACGAGCGCCAAGATTTCCTACATCGTTGGGAAGCAGACGGCCCTGGTACTGGCTGGGCTTTACTCGTGGACGATCTGTCCCTGTAGCCTGGGAAAAGCCTTTCCCTGACTGCATGGTTCTGCCAGATCATGAAATCAAACGACTGTGCGTTGAGCATGCAATGGTCGTTCCGTTCAACCAAGATCTGCTAAACCCTGCGTCAATTGACCTGCTGTTGGGCGATCACTTGATGATCGAAGACCCAATGAACATCGAGCAGCGTTTGATCAGCATCAAGGGCTATAGCCAAGAAAACCCCTACTGGCTGCGCCCTGGTGAGTTCGCCTTGGCCGAGACGCAGGAGACGTTCAACCTACCGGACCACATTTCTGCACAGTTTGTACTGAAAAGCAGCAGGGCCAGGAGTGGTTACAGCCACATGCTTGCTGGCTGGTGTGATCCTGGCTGGCACGGCTCCAAACTGACCCTGGAGCTGCAAAATGCACGCCGTATGCATGCACTTCCGTTATATCCAGGCCTGAAAATCGGTCAGATGATCTTCTTCGAGATGCAAAGTATGCCGATTATGTCATACGCTCAAGTTGGTCATTACAACAATGACACTCAGGTTTCCGCGAGTAAACAAGTCCCCTGAATTGATACAACCATTCCCAGATGATTATTTCACGGTGCAATGTGTAAAAATCTTGTTGTCTATACCAAAGCGTCCATTCTGTTGATCCTTTGGTTCCATTGCACCGCAGGCATGCTGGGACTAGGTTTTCTATCACAGTCTGTCCACCGCGATGCCTAGGAACGACGTGATCTAGCGACTCTGCGTGTTCACCACAATAGGCACATTTGCAGTGAAAGGATTCGAAAATTCTTAACCTAAATCGTGTCCTTGTTTCTCTCTTGGTGATCAGACTTGTCTCGTCGATCCAAGAGCGCATAAGGACTCCGGTGCTTTTT